CAAATGTAAAGTTTGTACTATCTGAGTAGTCCTGTAAATCAACTAATTTAAAGTTATTACCTGCTGTTGATGCAACGTTAGCTAATAAATTAGACCCCGTTGACTCACCATTTGCTAAGAAAGTATCACTTAATTCAATTTGATCCGCATCAATTACGCCAGCTATCAAAGCGTATGAATTTGAATTAGAAAAGTCACCCTGATCAAGAACTCCGCCAGAAGTATAAGTGCCAAAACCACTTGAGTTTAACCCACTAGTTAATCCAGAGTCAGTAAACAAATCAATGGTGGTGCCATTAATACGTTTTGCAAAAAGTTCTTTGTTATTAATATCTGTCATACCAGCAACGTCATGAACAATTACACGAGCACCTGGAGAACTCGTTGTAGAAATACCATGCTCACTGCCTGTTGTCGTGACTCTTGCAGTTGAAGCTTTTGTAATTGCAGAAATTGAAATAACATTTCCCGTAAACTGACCTTCGTTCCATAACGCAAACACATTTTGACCTGTAGTAATACCGCTTGAAGAATCATCAATTAGAGATCTATTATTAGAGTCATACTCTCCACCAAAAGTAGTGCCGAGTAAGGTCCCAAGCCCAGTAGCTTTCACAACATTAGCCTTAGGAGTTCCAGACTGTGCTTCAGATGTATCAGAGGTAATTATAGTACGCAAATCATTATAGGTAGTTTTAACGTCCTGCGATCCTTGAAAATCCAATTCTACTCTATAAAAATCAGCTGATTGCATGTCTCTAATTTGCGTTACATACTGAGCAGAAGCACCTGAAACAAATAAATCATCCACATCAGATACAGCTGAGAAACCAGAACTTGAACCGTTCGAGTTGTCAACTATGCTACTTGGGGCAGAAGTTCCAGGAACAGTAGCAAACGTGAGTCCTCCCGAGTTAGAGGTATTAAATGACGGATAATTTGCTTCTCCTGTGTTAGTATTTGTGATACCAGCAAAATTAACAGAGGGAGAATCTTCGTTAAAGGCAAAAAGAGGAGTTTCTCCGGGAGGGGCTACGGTTGTAAAAGTAAAACTTTTTACATCTTCACTAAAGTTTCCACTTGTATCTCTTGTCCTTGCTAAATAGGTAAATTCACCAAAAGTATCAATAGGAACAGATTTTCGGTTAACACCTGAGGACACTGTCACTAGTGGAGCTGCAATGTTAAAATTAGCAATAGTGTTTGAAACTTCTCCTGTTCTCCTGCGAATTACAACATCTTGTAAATCAAGATCAATGGGATCAGGATATTCCCAAAAAAGAGTAACTTGGTCAGTGCTTTGCCCTGCTGATAAATTAAAGATGTTATTTGGTGAGGCTGTTTTTCCAAGAATTATTTGTGATTTCTCAGCTGTCACACCTCTTATTTCTTTGTTTAGAGGAGTAATTCTAACTATTAAAGTGTTAACACCAGAACTTGAACCACGATCTACATTATTAATAGTAAATCTAACCTTACCATCATCATCAACACCTGTTGCGGCTACTTTTACTGTATTGAATGTAGTTAAATCAGGAGATTCACCTGTAAGTTTAAAAGAAATTTCATAGTCAGTTACTTCTTGGCCAGTAATATGGTCAAAAGCAATAGTCGCTCTTACTGAAACTCCTTGATTTCTATCAATAAATAAACTCTCAGAAATCGTTAATCCAGTAACTTTTCTTATTGGAATTTCTTCGACTATAATAGTTCTAACAGTAAAGGGGCTTGTTCTACCCTGAAAGTTTCTATTTCTTGCTTTAACAGAGATAGGACCTATCCTTACATTTGGAATAGTTCTATCTTCCGTCAAGAAAATTTGATCAAATTCGCTTCCTAAAGATAAATCGTATACACCATTATTTGCAAGATGAAAATTTCCTGGATACGTAAAAGGATCATAATCTAATGTAAAAGTGTCTCCACTAACATTGCCTACTGTTGCAGTAACATCAGGAGAGATATTAATAAAAGTTCTTCCACCTACATTTGCTTTTGGTGACTCACCACCTGTTGTAATGGTATAAATATTATTAGCAGTCATACCTGCATTACTGGTAAAAGCGTTAGTTACTTGTGCAGGGCTGTAACTTGTAGCAATTACAGGGAAAACATTACCAACAGTAAATTGAACATTATCTCCAACTTCAATAGTTGGAATAGTATAATGATCTACTACAACCCGTACTGTGGTAGCATCAGACGAAAGAGATAAAAATTCTACATTTGCGGGAAATTCTCCGGTGTGTAAATTAAAGTCTGATGATGAAATTTGAATACCGTCAACAAACGCAGTAATAAATCCTTTATCTCTTGGTATAATTTCTAAGGGTTGGACATGAGAAGTTTTAGCCGCTGATGTGGCAGTGCCAACTGGATTAATTAGTGTTACTGTATTATTTCGTGAATATTGAAAGGATGTTCCTGACACATAAAAACTATTATTAGAATAAAACCTTGAGTCTAAAAGTTGATTTAAAGAAACATAAAAAGGAGCTGAAGGGATTTTTGAAAATAATCGAGTCGTGCTATCAGTAGAAGCTGGATTAGCTATAATAAGTTTATTTATATTATCAGCACCGTCAATAGAAGTTAAAAGTGCATTTGATGTTGTCCCATTACTATTAAAGCCTAAAATAGCTGAAGAGAAATCAACAGTTTGTGGATTATGACCAACAAAACCAAGAGGAGCACCTGTATTAGCTTTTTCTAAGGCGGGAAAAGAAATTTGATCTATGCCTTTAAGTCCTTGAAAAGTTGAGGCATCATCATTAACATTTAAAATATGTTTGTGAAAATTAAAATCAAAAGCAACATTTAAACCCTCAAGAGTAAATTCAATAAATTCAGATGCAGCGCCAGTTTCACTAACTGCATTACATAATATACGTAGCTCACCAAGAGTTCCACTAAATCCATTTTTACCACTTAAGACAGCAGGATTTAACGAGTCTGCTAAACCAGCTGAGTTCCCAACCTTAAAGGTTGGCGGATGAGTGCCAATAGAGGAAGTTAAATTAGTAACTTTTTGCGTTACATCTGGTAAAGATACAAAATAATCTGTGCTTATGTTAAGAGGATAATCTTGACGGTCTATAAAAGGATCAACAGACACATCAATTACAACACTACCATCTGAAGTTCTTCTTGGCACAGGCACTAACTGAAAATCAGGAGCGGGGGGTGGAGTAAAGGGAGATATTATGTCTGTGTATGCCGTAGGAGTATAATCAATAAACTCATCAGAATCTACATAAACATTTGAAATATATTCTGTAGCTTCAATTTGAACTTCATGTTCATCTGTTCTATTTAATCCCGTGACTTTAAAAAGCTTTCCAGCCTTATTAGTATAAACATCAGATGAGTAGTCTGAGGCAGTGCCAGGATTTGCAATCTCTCCAACCATCCAAATGTCATTTTTTTCTGGCAAAGCATTTGCGGGAAATGCTGAAATAGCTTCAAATACTTTAGTAACTACATTAAACATGTGAGTTACATGTACGTCCGCTTGATCAATGCCAAAATTAACATTTGCATTTGATGTTATTGAGCTATTTGATGTTGCTTCTTTTGATGTCTGTGTAGTCTCTAGAAGAAATTTATCATCATCAATCAAATACAAATCAATTCTATCAGAATTTTGTTTATAAATTCTCATAGCAAGAGGATTAGTATTTGCCGTAAAGAAGGTGCTTGGAATTGTAGGATCAGTAAAGTATTCAAAATAAACGTTTTGAGTGTGAGTATTACCGCCGACAGCTAGATTAGAAATTTGTCTAACTCTACCTCCAAAACCAAATCCTAATCCATTTTGTTGTTGAGAGACAGATATTACATCTCCAGGAGCTAATGAAATTGCTTCAATGCTAGTGGTAAACTCAACTCGACGACGTAAGTATCTTGAGGCAGCGATATGATATTGAGCAAATCTTAACGCTTGACTTCTTCTTGTGACTCCAATTAAATCAAGTGTAGATAAATTTTCTAAAGCACTTTTGTCTCTACCATCGTTTCTATCAACGGTATCAATTCTAACAGTTTCTCGTTTGTAGTGATTAGTGGGTTCAATGTAACTAACATCAACCGCTGTAATAATATCACTTTCTTTTATTCCAGATATCTGAAAAGAACCATCCTTAATGTTTGTTTCATTAAACATGGCAACAGGTAATTCATCAGGCATGTCAACCGCTAAAGTAAGCTTACCCATGTTATAAACCAACGCACCTCTAAAAATTGAAGTGATTTGATTTAGAATGTCCATCACCTGACCTTGATCCGAAATTGTAATATCACATGTAAATCTACGCTCTTTAATTTTTATTGTATTAATTAAACCAAATTGATTTTCTCTGATTGTATTAAATTGACCTCTTGGTTTATGTCTAAAAGTGCCATCAGCTAAAGATGTAACGCCTTCAAACTTACCTGTCTCCACATTAACCGCATCACAATATTGTGCAATTTGATAAAATTTAAACTTATCTATAACCTCTTCAGGAATGCCTAAACCATAAGTAGTATTTGTTAAAATATCATAAACTATCCACACAGGATTTTGTGTCCAACTAAAAACAAAAGTTCCGTCCCAAGTGCCTACGTAAATCTGAGGATTACTCCCTGTAAGTTTAGTTTCTGGACCACTAAATTGTAATGAGTATCCATTTTCTTGATAAGAATTACCCGTAGACCCACCATCAACAACTTCTAACTCTCTCCAATCAATCTCACCACTTTCAAGCACTGGTTGATTGTAACAAGAAGGAACTTTTACGATTAATCCTTTTACCATTGAAGTAAAATTAGGAACACCACCAACATGTTCTGAGTGTGCCTTAATTGCATAACCTATGTGAGCAGTTCTTGGATAGGCTTGGCGTTTAAATTCGATTTCAGTCCAACCTTTTACACTAATTTCATCATGAATTTTTGAAGAGTCACTATCATTTGATGTTTTCTTAATTGTAAACTTATATCCGTCATCTGATCTATGTTGCTCTGGAATTAAAATAGTAACATCAAATCTAAATAAGGTGTTAGTTTTACCACTAATTGATTCAATGTGCGGCTCACCGTCCTCTAAAATTTGTGTTGTTCCAGTTCTATCAAATACATCAATGGAAAGCTCTGCTGAATGGCCCCGAATATTACCCCGGTCATCTTGATTAATTAATCCTCGTAATTCAAACGCAAATCGAAGAGCGTCCCATGCTTGAGCGCTTGTATCTTGAAGTTCTACTTTAGACTCAGGAATACCACCAACATTACCTTTTTTAAGTTTTACAGGAGAGGTAAAGTTTTGAGGAGTAGCTATTTCTTCACCAAAAACTCGTAATGCAGGTTGAGTTACAGTTCCAGTATTTGTTAGAGTTTTAAATAAAACTGTATTTTCGTTACCATCACCATCTAAATTAATTAAATCATCAATATTACCATCTTGAATTTCAATATCTTGAGGGCCATTAGCATTAACTCTATAAACTGGTCCCTCACCAAATCCAATTGTTGTAAACATCATGTCAGTAGAAAATTTATTGTTTGGGTCTTCTACAGCACCGCCCCCACCACCACCGCCTTTACCTCCTCCGCCTTTATTATGAACACGAATACCGTCAGCGATATATGTATGCTGATTTGCAACTGTAAAATTGTAACTTGTAGCTGTGGGAGCTGGACATATTTCATCAATTGGAGATATTTTTCCATCTTCAGTAACAAGTTGATCTTCGCCAGCGATTAGTTTACCAGCCTCTAAAAATAAACCATCTTCTAAAAGCACCCAATGATTTGGAGTAAGAGTTAAATCACCATTCCAATGAAGCAATTTTATAAACTGGTCATTTTCATGTTTAAATGTTTCAGTAACACTTGCAGGCCCGAGCTCTCCCTCCTTGTTAAAAGCTAAAACTAAATCACCTAACTCAATATTTTCTATAGCTTTTTTAGAGCCGTCCGCCATAGAAATTTGTGTGCCGCCTATAAAACAACCTTTTGATCCTCGCACATGAGGCATCTTTTGTCCATCATATATTGTATAATTTCTTAAAGCCATTATTCTTCTGCCCTCGCTTCAGCCGCTAACGGAGATTCATTTGAATTAAAAATTTGTGCTATACTAGGAGCATCATTTTGTGCGTGTTGTTGGCTTAAAATATAACCGCTTAAAAATTGACCTCCAACACGCATTAAACCATAATTTAAAGCAATCGGGGTTCCTGGCTCAGTCGTATTTTGAAGCGATCCAAAAATATTATTTTCAGTCCTTGTACCTGAGTCTTTTGCAACTTCAACCGATTTACCCTTAGGTCTTGAAGTAAACAAAGAGGTTATAAATGAAAGCGCTAAATTCCCTATAATACTTGTTAAAAAGTTTGGCATACCTGCAATAGCGCTGCTAATACTGCTGCCGATACTTGAGAGAAAACTTCCGCCACCAAATGTGCCAGCTTGAAAACCAGTCGTGCCTAGCTCCAGAAGAGGAGTTGCAGCAGGCGCACCAGCTAAACCAACGCCGAGAGTGGCGATACCAATAATAGCAACAGCCGCAATCATAGCCCCTCTTTTTCCACCACTACCACAGACAACAGGAGCTAAATGAATTGTCATACCTTCTTTTGGTTTTTTTAAGTTTAACTCGTCTCTTTTAATTACTCTTAAATCCTGCGTTACGTAACAAAATGATTCGACCGAAAAACCTTGTTTAATCTGTGATATATATTTTGAAAAACGTGGATGAACACTGTTTAAATAAAATTCAATATCAACAAAAGAAGTTATTTCAATTTTGTATTCTTTCTCATCAAAAAACTTTGCAAAAGTCGAGTGAGGCTTAAGAGTAATGAGCATTACGCTGCTTCCTCTGCCTCTGCTGATAAGGGGCTTTGATTAGCGTTAAAAATAGAGGCAATACTTGGAGCATCATTTTTTGCGTGTTGTTGACTTAAAATGTACCCACTTAAAAATTGTCCAGAGCATCTCATCAAACCATAATTTAATGCCACTGGAGTTCCTGCCTGTGTATTATTTTGTAAAGAACCAAAAGCATCATTTTGTGAACGAGTTCCTGAATCTTTTGTAATTTCTCTGGTTTTAGCTTTTGGTGTTGCAGTAAAAAGACTCATAACCATACTTAAAGCTAAACTTATTGCTATGTTACTTATTATAGCTCCAATAGAGAAGGTGATGCCTCCAGAAAATATAGCACCACCAGTCATAGCAGCAGGTAAAGCCGTACCTCCAATATTAACCACCCCCGGTAATAATTGAGGGGCAGCGATTGCAACTGCGACAAGCACTGCAATCATAACAATTGTACCCGTCTTACCACCTGCACCAACAATAACAGGAGCAATATAAATTAAATCATCTTCTTTAAATTTGTGATATGGAAAGAGCTGTGGATCAATTATATTACCCTTTTTATCTAAAAAACAAAAATCCTCAAACGTTGCTAAAACCTGTGCTTGTTTCATAAATAAACCTAACTTAGGGTGCATAGATTGAATATACAAAACTACATCAACGCAATTTTTTACATCAATTGTGTATTCATCTTCGGCAAAAAAAGATTTCATAGACCCTACAGGTTTAATTGTTAACAATACAGTGTCTCTCCTCAAAAGGCTCAAATTTTAATGCGTCAACTTTTTCATCCATCCAGTATATGAAAAATTTCATGTTGAAGCCAACTAAAAATTTATACTCTTGAAAAGCAGCACTAACTTTATCATCTTGGCTTGGAATTGGTTGATCACTCCCAGGATGCGAATGAAAAATTCCCCAAATCTGTTCATCATATTTTATAAAAACTGCCGGGTCTAAAATAAAAGTTTCTTTTGGATAGTTACTTAAATTTTTACACGGTTCATAAGTAAAGTCTTTTAAGATTACTCCACATGCTTCAAGAGGATAATCTCTTAACGCATGATTATTCATATCTTCAATTAATTTGGCATACCTATCCATTTATATATTCCCACTGTAAAATTTTTATACCATCTACCATAGGGAGCAACCCAACTTTTATGATTAATCATTGTTTGTAACATTTTATTACTTCCTAAATATAACGCACAATGATTTGTAACATTTGTCGCTCCAATAGACATAGTAATTACATTAAATTTTTCTAAATCATTGGTCTTCTTCCATCCATATGCTTCAGTGCCACCTTTATCAAAAGGTCTGTCTTGAGTCTTATTATACCAATCCTCATCAACTATATTACACCAATCAGCAGTATCATATGGTATTTCAATACCTAATTGCTCTTTGTAGACTAGTCTACAAAGATTAAAACAATCAATGCCTGATTCAGTATTGTTACCTAAATGTCGATAAGGAAAGCCTAGATATTTATTGTACCAAGGAGTGATGTCTATAGATTGCATGGAAGCATTTTGACCACTCGTTTGTAATTGTTTCATATCTTGATGTTCTCCCCTCTTCAAGATGCAACATATGACCCGGTTTTAAAAACATACCAAAATGTATTGGTCTTTCAAATCTTACTGATTTAAATACAATTACATCAAAATCTTGTGCATCTGTCAAATTAACTTTTGTGCCATGTATTAATGCCCATTCCTCTATTTCAGGTAGGGTAATTTTTGACATCCATCGTCTTCCTGCTTCTTCAATATTTTCAGGGATTAATTCAGCGATACAATCTATATTCAATTCATTTTTATAAAATTCATGAATTAAAGTTAAACAATTAATTCCATCGTAAGAATGTGGAATACTTAGATATTTAGCTATATTGTTTCGTACCACTCTGCTAACTCTGGATATGTTTTTACGAAAGATGTATGATTTAGGTGATCAACTTGTTCGTTGTATGATTTAAA